GCATGGGCGCAAGCCGAAGCAAACCAAGCGGATGTTGAGGCGGCGATTGCTGCTAAGATTGAAGCTGACAAAACCCCAACCAGCGCAGCGGGAGTACCGTGGGCGGCTGAATAACACAGAAAGGAAATCAAATGACTGAAGACAAAAAGGTCATCACGATTGACGATGTAGACTACACAGAAGACGAGTTGAACGACACTGCGAAAATGTGCATCAATCACATTAACAGCTTAGAGCAAAAGATTGGCAGCGCGGAGTTCAACTTAGATCAGCTAAGAGTTGGGCGCAACGCGTTCGTAGAGATGCTCAAGAAAGAGCTACCAGACAAAGGCTAAAGCATGACCGCATACTACGTCCAGCCAGAGCCGAGCGCATCAGGCGGTGAGACATACTGGCTGGAGGGGTATGCGGTTGGCGATGCCAAGTTTGCCGCAGCGCAGTCTGACGGCACAAGCACAACACTTACAGCGCCAACACGCGTGCAGATCGCGGCGATGCTGTCGGAGGGCGAGGTTACTTCGCTATTCGGCGGCAACCGCGTCGTTGCTGCAGGCGTGTCGCAAAGCCCAGCATCTGCTACAGTCACTGGCTCAGTTCGCATCCGCACTGCGGGTGTACGTTCTAGCAGCACAGGTACAACGCTTGTCGGCGGGTATCGTGTAAGGCCAAACGGCTCACTAAGCCAAGCCACAGCCACAACGCTAATCGGGGCCAACGCTACATTCGACGCCTACATTGTGCCGCGTAGCTTGTACGTCGAAGCAGACTACTGGGCGGTCAATTACGTTGACTACGCAATATCCTCGCACTCATCCGTACAGCCGTTGATTGTTAGGCCAACGGGCGCGTCTGCGCTCGCCACGTCCACGCCGCTTGTGTCTGGAGGCCGCATACGCACAAAGACAGGCGCAGTAAGCGTTGGCGAAGCAACCCAAATTATCGTAGCATCGGTCACTTACAGCAGCAACGCATTACTAACGCAGGCAACATCAATAATGCTTGCGTCGCTATCCGAGAAGTGGATTGACCTTGCGGAAGATGGCGACATCTGGACAGATCAGGCAGAAGACACAGACACATGGTCACTTGTCGCAGAGGCAAGCGGCACTTGGACAAACATATCTGAGGATACTGACATATGGACAGACGTATCCGAAGACACTGACACATGGGTTGATCAAAGCCCACTAACATAGACGAAAGCTAAAAACTGCTGTATGTTAGCAGCAAAGGAGACATCACATGGCTATCACGCTAACAAAACCCATAGTCGGCGGTTCTGACGGCACATGGGGTACGACCTTAAACAGCACGCTAGATACCGTTGCCAACTACTTGGACGGTGACCTTGAGATTACGCCAGACCTGACGGCGGGTTCGTGGAGTGTCAGCGGGACTGCAGTCACGTCAAGTGCCGCCGAGCTTAACATCTTGACTGGCGCAACGGTCACAGTTGACGAGCTGAACATCTTAGACGGGGCGAATGTTACGTTCTCCGAGCTTAACGTAATAGACGGCGACACGGCGGCGACATCTACAACGCTTGCAGACGCAGACCGCGTAGTCGTGAATGACGACGGCACAATGGTGCAAGTTGCCATGACTGACGTTGCCACCTACACAAACACAGACGCAGATTTGAACGGCACGACTAAAATCGAGGAAGTCGTCGAGAAGGTCACAACGCAGACAAGCACGACTGGCACAATTACCTTTGACTGCAAGACGCAGGCCGTTGAGCTTTACACTGCAGATCAAACAGCCAATCGCACAATTAACTTTCGCGGCGATGGCAGCACAACGCTAAACAGCATGCTTGCCAATGGCGAAAGCATTACGGTTAGCGTTGCGATGACGCAGGGTGCGACTGCATACTATCTCAGCGCATATCAAATTGACGGCACTGCGGTTACACCTAAGTGGCAGGGCGGATCAGCGCCAGCAAGCGGAAACCCCAGCGGGATAGACGTATATACGTTTACCATCATTAAGACGGCGACGGACACTTACACTGTATTAGCGAGCCAGACGGAATTTGCATAATGCCAGCACTATCAACCTTCGGAGGAATGTCAGCTAGGGGCTTTGGCTTTAGAACGGCTGGCGTCTTCGAGTTTACGATTACATCTAACCAGCAAGAGTTAAACCTCAGCACGTATCTTACGTCAGAGGGATGGAACGGCAGCGACAAGGTTATCGTTAGCATCGCGTCTGGCGTTTACATCTGGTCTGACGATGTGACGGTTGGCGGATTAATCATACCGAGCAGCATGAGCGGCAAGGTGACAATCTTTAACTCTGGCTACATCATTGGTCGCGGCGGAAACGGCGGCGGATATGACGGCGCAGCTCAAAGCGGCGGGCCAGCGATTGACAATAGCGCGACAGGCGTGACGATCAACAACCAATCTGGCGCATACATCGCGGGCGGCGGTGGCGGCGGCGGAGGAGGCTCAGGCTACGGCGGAGGCGGCGGTGGCGCAGGTGGCGGTAATGGTGGACGTGGCCGTCATAATAACGGCACAATCTATTCTGGCGGAACAGGTGGAGCCGTGGGCCAATCAGGCACAAGCGCACCACAGGACGTATACTCAGGTGGCGATGGTGGACGCGGAGGCGGCGGTGGCGCTGGCGGCGGCGGTGGCTCAGGCTCCAACTGGTTTGAGGGTCTTCGCGTAAACGGTGGCGGCGGTGGTGGACGCATCCTAAACGGCTCAGGCGGAGCGGGCGGCACGTCAGACCCCGCAGGGCCAATCGGAACAGGCGGTACAGGCGGGTCGCTTGGCAACGCAGGTGGCGCTGGCACTGCGACTTACGTTGGTGACGGTGGCGGCGGTTGGGGCGCAGCGGGTGGTGGCTCTGGTGCAGCGGGGGGCGCTGCAATCTCAGGCACATCAATCACAGTTGTGAATAACGGAACAATTTATGGATCGCAGGCATGACGTTAGTACCGATAGACTTGCCAGCAGGCGTATATAAGAACGGCACGGACTTAGAGGGCCAAGGCAGATGGCAGGACGCGTCACTTGTGCGCTGGCGTGACAATACGCTGCGTCCAGTGGGCGGGTGGACTTCACGCAAGACTGGTTTTAGCACAAATCCGATACGCGGATTTCACACATGGGAAGCCAACGACGGATCACGCTTTTATGCGGGCGGATCGTATAACGAGTTAAAAGTTGCGACAGCAAACAACACTGTCTATGACATCACGCCACTTGATTTAACGGATGGCGACGAACACAGCGCGCTTGAAACAGGATACGGTTACGGTGCATATGGGGATGACACATATGGCACTGAGCGATCTTCGTTTGGATCATACTCAGAGGCGAACACATGGTCGCTTGATAACTGGGGTGAATATCTTGTTGCCTGCTCTTATGCGGACGGCAGAATACTTGAGTGGCAGATTGAGACTGGACTTGGCGATGAGTTAGTTTCTAATGGAGACTTCTCAACGATACCTGATACATCTTGGACAGCAGCCACTGGGTGGACAATTTCTAGTTCAGGAACCTATCCAAATACAGCGACACATAACTACCCGACGGCCACCACACTGACGCAAGATATTAGCGTGAACGCAGCTCAACACCGCATAACATTTGACGTTGGTGGGTTGGGCGCAAGTAATACTATAAGGGTTAGAGTTGGCGTAGATATATCTGGCCCAGATGAGGTGATATATCTCAGCGAGGATGTGGCAAATGGGTCACATAGTTTTGACTTTGATATTACGACAGCGGGAACTGTCACCATCATGGTCAACAAGCTGCAAACGGTAACGCCTGAATGGTACATTGATAATATTAGCTTAAAGCAGTTCGGAATAGCGGCTGCACTTGCGAACGCGCCAATAGGCAATCTTGGCCTAGTCGTGACAGAGGAGCGCACAATCTTCGCATTAGGCGCAGGCAACAATCCACGCAAGGTGCAGTGGTGCGACATTGAAGACAACACGTCATGGACTGCGGCGGCAACAAACCAAGCTGGCGACATTGAGTTACAGACAGCAGGTCAGATCATGCAAGGCATTCGTACTCGCGGTCAGGTGTTGATATTGACAGATATTGACGCGCACAGCGCAAGATACAGCGGCCCGCCGTTCATTTATGGCTTCCAGCGTGTCGGCACAGCCTGTGGTGCAATATCCCGCGCGGCGGCAGTTGATACGGATGCAGGCGTATTCTGGATGGGCCAACGTGGCTTTTTCCGTTTCGATGGTAACGTCGTGCAGGAGGTGCCTTGCGATGTGTTTGACCATGTGTTTGGCGAGATACAAGATCGAAACAAGTCTAAGGTTTGGGCGTGGAACAATTCAGAGTTTGGCGAAGTCTGGTGGTTCTATCAATCTGATGCGCAGACCGATACAGGTGAGATCGACAAATACGTTGCCTACGACCTTAAAGAAAACCACTGGCACATTGGATCGCTATCTCGCACCGCAGGCGCACCGCGCGGCGTATTCCGCCATCCATTGCTCTTAGAAAGCACAGATGTTTACGAGCATGAGCAGTCAAACATCGGCGCGACAAATATGTTTGCTGAGACTGGCCCGATACAGCTAGGCAACGGCGACAACATTACACACGTAACCCAGATGATTGCAGATGAACGCGCAAAGGGTGACGTTCAGGTGAAGTTCAAGTCTCGCTTTTATCCGAATGGCGACGAGACAGAGCACGGCCCGTTTGACCCCGCAACGCCGACAGGGCTACGCTTCGCTGGTCGTCAATTTAAGATGCGCGTGGAGCCAGATGACGGTTCCAACTTCAGGCTTGGCATTGTTCGAGTTGATGCGCAGCAAGGGGGTAAACGGTAATGCCGATCCCAACGCTGCCAGTTATCGGAGCAAACCTTGACCAGTGGGGCAGACAGCTCACGCAGTATCTGTCGCTCAACTTGTCCAAGCTGGGCTTTAAGACTGCAGACGATAACCCGTCCGATAATGGCATCATCTTATGGGATGAGGTAAACGGCTACCCAGTCGTGTCCAAGAATAACGAGTTCGTGCAGATCGTTCTAGAGGATGGCCACGCTTCTTTTTATCGGACATCAGACGTCATAATTGACACTGGCGCTGGGCAAACAGTAAATACGGCGTACGCAATCACGTACGACGCTCCGACTGGCAATGTTGGAATTGACCGCGACGATACGGATAACAGTAAGATTGTGTTTGAGCAGGCTGGTCAGTACCTGTTGATGTTCTCGGCGCAGATTAGTTCTACATCGTCAAGCACTGTGAAGTTTTACTTCTGGCCCAGATTAAACGGTGCAGACGCGCCCAATAACACCGTCATATATGCGCTACATCAAAACGATGCCACGCAGGTCGTATCACGTTCCGCAAAGTTTGACGTGAGCGCAGGCGACTACTTGCAAGTAATGTGGGCAGTGGATGGAACGTCAGGCTATTTAGATGCGTCAGCGGCGACAGCGTTTTCGCCAGCGGCACCCGCAACGACGTTGCATATTACGAGGTTGCATGGCTAAGCACGAAAACATAAACATTCTGGAGTATTGCAGGCCTTGGCTTGAAGAGGCTATTGAGCGCTCTGGCGGATTGAATACGTGGGATGA